AGTCATTGCCAAAATAACGAAATGAACGATGCTTTTATGACAAAGATAGAGTCGCTTCGAGAAGAACTGAATTTTCCTTTTGTAGTAACCTCTGGATACCGTTGTGAGAACCACCCTATCGAGGCTCGTAAATCCTCTCCAGGGGCACACACAACGGGAAGAGCACTCGACCTATTGGTGTCTGGAGAAAACGCCTACAGGCTTCTCTCAGGCGCTCTCAGAGCAGGGTTTACAGGCGTTGGAGTGAACCAAAAAGGAGACTCCAGGTTTATACACATAGATGACATAGAGTCAGCGCAAGAAAGGCCCAGACCTTGGGTATGGAGTTACTGATGGACGAGGTACTGGTGCTTATGTATACGGAAGAACAACTTGAAACTCTCTACGGCATCTATGCTAGGCATCAGAGCCGTGCAAGTTTAGGCTTCATGAAACTTGAAGATTTCAGGGCTTTGTTTGAAGAACAACAATCATACTTACTAATGCAGGAGATGGAAAATGCTTCTTAATGCAATATTAGGACCAATAGGCGCTATCGCTTCGAGCTGGTTGGACGGTCGCAATGAAAAGATAAAGGCCGGTACAAGAGTTAAGGTAGCAAAAGCAGAAGCCGAAGCTATCGTGATGCAAAAGAAAGCTACGGGGGAAATAGACTGGGATATAGCACAGGCAAAGGCTAGTGAAAGCTCATGGAAAGATGAGTGGCTTACGGTGGTGTTTACCTTTCCTCTGATTCTATTGTTGTTTGGAGAGGAGGAACGAGTTAACAACTTCTTTCTTGCTCTGAATAACTGCCCAGAGTGGTATCAATATATGTTAGGTACAATCGTAGCAGCTAGTTTCGGATTTAGAGGAGCGGCTCAGTTTATGAAGAAAAAGAAATGAAAAATATATTTACTGAACATCTAAACGAGGTAGATGAAACATATATACAGCATATGGGTAACGCATTAAAATTTAGTTTTACATTTTTGCAATTAGCAGTTATAGCATTTATTCATGGGGGCTTACCGTTTTGTTTTGTTAATACAGGTAGTAGAAAAGTTAAAAAGTTAAATGACTTAATGCAAAGTAGAAGCGACATAAAATGCTAACGAGTCGACATGTAAATGTACACAGAAGAAAAAGAAAGGGCATCAGCCGTTCTAAAAAGAATGCGATTATTTATACTGTATTAATAAAAGGATTTTCGAAAGGTGGTAAATGAACAAGTTTCCCATAGTCGAAGTACGCTGGGGTGATGCGTGGGTTGACACAGGCGATTATACTTTTGAAGAAGCTCAAAAGCTAAAACCTATCATTCGAAAAACAATAGGTTATTTAATAAATACAACAGATGAGTGTATTGTGTTAGCCACAGACCTCTATAACGAAAGTAAACCAGAGAGCACTATCAATACTCCTATGATTATTCCTTGGGGTATGGTACTAGAGTGGTATGAGTTTACTTTTTAAAATACTACTTGTTTTTTCAATACTATTCAGTTATTCATGTGCGGTAGACACGAAAGCTGAAGAGAGTGAAGAGAACATTCGATGCTTAGCGAAGAATATTTATTTTGAAGCGCGTAGTGAAAGCATGGCGGGGTGGTTAGGAGTTGCCGATGTTACTTTAAACAGAGTCTCTTCAAAAAGATTTCCAAACTCTATATGCGAGGTAGTTTTTCAAGGCCCTAAATATGCGAATAGTAGTTTACCTGTAAGACACAAGTGCCAGTTTAGTTGGTACTGTGATGGGAAATCAGACGACATTGTGGACATTGATATGTACTCTGAAATATCTTACTTTGTCAGAACTATAACGAAAGATACTTCAAGATTTGACATCACTGAAGGTGCAACGCACTATCATCACCATGCAATAAATCCGTTTTGGGCTAAAAGTATGACAAAGACTGTAAGAATAGACTCACATATTTTCTATAGGAACTAATCAATGATACAAAGAAAACGCAAGCAGGGAGACTCCCGCTTAAAAGGAGCAGGAGTTTCTGGATACAACAAACCTAAACGTACTCCAAAGCATAAAACAAACAAAGTTAAATGGTGACTAGGAGAGTATTATGTCGGAAGAGTTTTTTCAATTTATAGAGTCTCCAGAAACCGCCACAATTCGAATCAACACAGACGCGATGAATCATCTAGGAGCTTTGCTGAAGAATGTAGAAGATATGGTTCTGAGACTTGCCGTGCTTGAGATGCTGTCAAAACATTCTAAGTTTGTTTTAGAAACTTCAGAAAAAATCGTAATGAATAAACGACTGGATATAAAAGCAGTTAAGTAAAGTTTATGTATCTTTCAGCACTAGCGCAAAGCACTTAACTCATTTTCTAAATGTTCGTGAAGACTTGAGAGTTTAACTTCAGCTTCTCTTATCAACTTCTGCACGATAGGAGTGTCATGTTTATCAAATACTTTTGATACATCCTCTACAGGAAGCTTACGAAACTCAGTCATCAGATTACCTTTCCTGTCTATAAATACTTTAAACGAAATTATATTTCCTTCTTCTTTCATTGAAACACTACTCCTTCTAAGTTACCTCTAAGTCCTGCTTTCATGTAGGAAGTTGAGCGACCTTCAAAGAAATTCTGGTGTTCGACTCCTAGTACATCATCCAACCAATTCAGAGGATTGTCCTTGACTCCGTAGTTAGGTTTTAATCCTAGCTGTAGAAGTCTGCGGTCAGCAATATAACGAATGTACACCGTCATTTCTTTCTTTGATAAGCCCTGAATATCTCCGTGTTCGAATACCAAGTCTAAGAACTTATCCTCTAACTCCACCATATCTCTGCATGCCTGATAGATTTCTTTTTTAAAGTCATCAGTCCATATGTCAATGTTCTCTTGTATGAACTCTCTAAATAGCTTTGTCATTGCTTCGACGTGTAGAGATTCATCTCGAATGCTGTAAGTGATTATCTGTCCCATTCCCTTCATCTTTCCAAATCTAGGAAAGTTTAAGAGTACAATAAAGCTGCTGAACAGTTGAAGCCCTTCAGTAAATCCACTGTAAACAGCAAGAGCTTTTGCGATACTTTCTCTGTCCTTTGCGACTACCTTTATTTTGTTTATGTACTCATGTTTATCGGCCATTGCTTCGTACTCAGAGAAGGCTCTGTACTCCGTTTCGGGCATACCTACTGTATCCAACAGCAGACTGTAAGCGTGTTGGTGAATGGATTCCATATTTGCAAAGCTGCTCATCATCATACGAGCTTCAGGCTTCTTAAATATTCGCATGTATCTATCAACATAACCTGCCCCCACGTCCACATCTGACTGAGTGAACAGTCTAAATATTTGAGTCAGTAAATTCTTTTCGGATTCACCTAAATCCTGCCAATCTTTTACGTCATTGTGCAAAGGTACGTCCTCTGGAAACCAGTGCATTTGATTCTGTTGTACGTAGTAATCAAACATCCAGGGATGGTCAAAAGGTTTATAGTAATCTCTCGTGCCTAACAAGCTCATTCAGTTTCCTCCGTAGGAAAGCAGTTAAAATTAGCAGCTACAGTTCGACGTTCTCCTTTGCCTCGAAATGGGTAGACCAGATGCTGTAGCCAAGAGGGAAAAAAGTAAAGTCGACCGACTGTTGGTTTAATTACACAATCTTGAACAGGTACTAGTCTTTCTTTGTCTATCACTGAGTTCCTACCGTAGACAAACTCTAAAAACCCATCCACACAGCCAGAGGAATGAAAGAAATTCAGTCCTTCTTTGGGTTCCTTTAGTTGAGTAATTTGCTCGGGTACTTTAGTCCAGGTAGTACAGCTCACGCCCATTGCTGTCTTCGTTCCGTGGTCGTGAAGTGGATTGTAGTCTCCAGCATAGGAATGAACGGACCAAAGCTCATCAATTTCGACGTGTCTGTCATTCTCTAATGATTGCCCAGTGTGGCGCAGAAACTCTGCTACGTACTTCGCAGCTAGATTACAAAGAATATACCGAACTTCACTCAGCTCATCACATAAGTGGTCTATGCGTAGTTGTTCTCCCTCGTCGCTATGAATTTGTCCGACTAGCGTATCCGCATTTGTTCTTCTTTCCTTTTTCTTCAACAGGTCATCTAAATAATTATTTAAATCATCTGAAAAATCACTTGGCACCTCTGCCTCCATTAGATAAACAGCTGGAAGCGGCATAAACTTAAAATTTATACTGTCATTCATAGTTTTTTCGATATAAAATCTTCAACGACAGCAAGCTTTTCTCGTGCATCAGCAATCTTCTCAATCAAAACATCCATAGATGCTATAACATCCGGGTGCTCCGCTACGCCTACCAAGTTTTGTTTGTAATTGTTTAGATTCACTATTGAAGCAGCCATCTCAGCCTCGTATCTCAATCTCAAAGCTTTCATCTTTTCCATTTTTTTCTCCTTATTATTAACAGGTGGTGCTACCCCTCGCAAGCCAAACACTCTACATCAGAAAGATTAATTCTAGGTATCTTGACGTTCACATTCTCCGCATTTCTTGCTGCGTCAGACCTCAGATAGTACAGAGATTTCAAGTTCTTTGCCCCAGCCCAGTGCACATCGTTCACATACTGTAAAAACTCGTTGTGAATTTCCTGCGGCTCCGTGGCTTTTGGTGGTGCAAAGAATAGATTTACGCTTTGGCTTTGACAAACATACTTCTGTCTATGATGAGCATGTTCGATAACCCATATCTGATTTATCTCAGGAGCAGTTTTAAATATCTTCTTTTCCTCATCACTCAAAAAATCTAAGTGTTGAACGGACCCTTGCTCCGCAGCGATATTTTTCCAAACTTCCTCGGTGTTTTTCTTTTTAGATTTCAAAAGTTTTTCTAAGTGTCGATTGATAACCTTGTATGAGCCGGTTAGCGTTTTGTGAGTATAGACATTAGCCCTCGATGGCTCAATGCTAGGACTTGTTCCATCGCATATAATACTAGAACTGGCGTTAGGAGCAATAGCAAGAAGATGAGCATTCCTCCTGCCGCTACCAACCATGTCAGGTGCTTCGCCGCGTTCGATGCCCAACCAAAGACTAGCTTCTTCAGCCCTGCTCTTGAGTAATCCGAAAGCTCTGTTGTTAAATGAACTGGCATACATACTTTCGAAAGCGATGCTATGAGATTGAAGGTAACTGTGAAACCCCATCGCGCCAAGGCCGATTGAGCGTTCTCTATACGCTGAGTAAGCTGCTTTTCTGTAACCATGTTTACTCTCCTTAATGTAATTTTTAAATCGAACTGGTCCTGCTCTATAAGAACCAAGCTCGTCTGTGTTCACTGCACTGTCAATAAAATGCTGCAGTACATTATCTAACATTGTAACCAAGTCTTGAATGAAAAGTTCATCTTTACTCCACTCATCAAACTTCTCTAGATTTACACTTGATAGACAACACACGGCTGTTCTGTCTTCGTTTGTAGGTAGGGTTATTTCACTGCACAAATTACTCTGCTTTATTTCTAACCCAAGCTCTCTTTGTTCTTTCGGTAGGGCATTATTACAATTATCGATATTAATAATGTAGGGTTCTCCTGTCTCCGCACGAGTATGAATAATTTGCCACCATAAATCTCTAGCACTGATACTCTTGACAGCCTCCTTGGATTTAGGGTCTATCAATCTCCAATCTTTATCTTCTTTTACTGCATTTAAAAACTCGTTGGTTATGTTCACAGCGTTGTGTATGTTTAGACATTTGCGATTTAAATCACCGCCCGTCGTTTTTCGCATAGCGATAAACTCTTCTACCTCTGGATGGTCAACATCCATATAAGCTGCGTAGCTTCCTCTACGAGTAACACCCTGGTTAAACGCCAGCATCTGAGAGTCTACGACGTGCATGAAAGGAATAGAACCAGTAGATTTGCTGCCACTAGAAGTCCCAGTACCGTTACTCCTAACATCACCCCAATACCCGCCGATACCTCCACCTGCGCTTGCCAACCAAATGTTTTCATCATAGTGGTCAGATAAACCAACCCTCGAATCAGGCACGTAGTTAAGAAAACAACTAATGGCAAGACCGCGAGAGGTTCCCCCGTTACTAAGTATAGGGGTGCTAAACATAAACCAGCAAGCACTAGAGTAGTTATAAAGTCGTTGTGCAAGATTAAAGTCAGTAGTTCCTTTATACGTCGCCCCAAATATTGAAGCCCTAGCAAAAGCTTGTTGAGCATAATCTTCATTTTCCCAAAAGTATCTGTCTCGTAGTGTGTCTTGTGAGAATTGATTTAGGTCATTCTCCTTGCTCAAGTCTATCTGAATCCCTAAATATTCTTGTGTTTTTAAGGTCATGTTCGTGTTCCCTTTTATCTTTGACGTAACGCTTAGATTTTTGCTTGTTCTTTGCAGTCTTACTGCGATTAAAACGAGCCGTTCTTTCCGCCTTTCTGTCCACCTTTGTTCTCCTCTGCTTTCTCATAGGAATTAAAAAGTTTTCGCTCGTACCAAGAAGCCTTTGATAAATCACTTATAGGATTATCTTTATAACGAAACCGCCACCGATACTTTAGAGAGTTACCTCGTAGGTATCCTACAAATTCTTCGAAGGTAAGCATAGCTTCTATTGCGTCAATACATTCTATAGCTCCTATATTGTAATGCGCTGGATTGTTTACCTCATCATTCGAAGAGTCAATTACATCGAAAAAATCTGTCTCTCTAGGTGTTGCATCGGGGCCGTTGACCCTACGATTAATTGTGTTTAAATATTTATTTCGCATAGGCTTCTTCCTCTTTATCAAAGTCGTGTTGTCGCTCCTTAAATTCATCTGATTTTCTAGCTTTTATATCTACCCACTTATCAGGCAACGTAGCCTCGGTGTACCACCTAAATTTATTCAGAGTAGCCCACTCTCCGTGCGTTCGTTTTGTTCCATCCTTTCTGAGTTTAGCATTTGGCATGGGAGCAGATGGGTTGGCAAACAAAAAAACTAACTCTGTATTCTCTGGTAAGTTTTCTCGAATCCATTTGTACTTTGAATATTCTGCGAAGTCCCAAAATCTACCCTTTGATTCTAGCAGAATTTTCTTTCTTTGTAAAGTCCTAACGAAGTCAGGCTCGTAAGAATGCTGAACTACATAATTAATTTTATCTGCGTGATGCTCCCAATCTTTTAAAATTGTATCGTGCAGCAGATATTCCCAAATGCTATCGTATCCTTCAACCTTTGTACGTCGTGGTCTTTTAACTCTGGGCTTACGTTTCAATGTAGTTCTCTTTCGTAGTTGGCGATAGCGTTTCCAACGGCGTCATATAAAAATAGTAGTTCATCTAATTCGAACTTACTTTGACGCAACTGCACAGTAGCCGCGTAAGCAATTATAATATGCTCGACTGGCTGTTCCTGGTTCGTTTCTTGAGAAGCCATTGTAAGTCCTCCAATTTAATTTTATCTAAACACATTCCCTTCTTAACTAACTTTTTAATGTTCTGTGTAGCCCAGCGAAAAGTATAGAAGGATAAACAATAAGTTCTTTGTATCGACATGTAACGGTCTTTAGGCAAGAAACTTTTAAAGTTTTCTTTTGTTATTCGATTAGCCTCGTCTTCTTCGACAATACTTCTTAGCCATTCAATTAAAATACTACTTGCTTTTTCATTTATCTTACTTGTAATTTTCTTTTTCATGAGGAGATTTCTTCAACTTTAGGAACTGATTTTACTTTCGTTAAGTATTCGAGACCCTTAGCATACTTAAAGATACGAAGTCCGTCGCCATCGTTGGCATCCTTGTTGCACTCTATTTTAAAACCACAATACGTGCAGCCCCTCGGTAATTTCATGTTACCCTTTGTTCCTGCTGGTACAGGTGCGTAGCATTTTTCTGGAGGCTTTCCCAAATTAAAAACTAATTTCATTAATTTACTAATGAGCGATTCTACATTTGGTTTGTCCAGGTCTTCTGGTTGAAACAATGTAAGTTCACCAGACTCTTTATTGATAACCAGAAAGCCGCCGTTCTCTGTTCCTTCCGCCTTCTCGTATCCCGTAAGCTGACTTAGATAACCAAATGGGTCATCCTCGGCCAGCCTACCATTTTTAAACTTTTTAAACGCGAAATTTGAAGCTGTCTTAATATCCACGACTTCACCGTCAATTTTACAATCCATATGACCCTTGACACCGCTGACAACAACTTCCTTTTGTTGGTCCGTTACGACATGTCCAGAAAGCTTCACCAAAAAAATTAAAACTTCTTCGAGAAGATGACCATACAAAAATTTGATAGAGGTGGAAGCGTTCACTGTTGATTCAGCATCAGCATACTTATTTTCATAGTACAACTGTCGGCTTGGTTTACCAATGTTTGACATTCGAAGTGCGAACCCGCTTTTATTTCGCGGAGTAGCCCAGGATACCATCGCATTTTTTATTCCTTCCAATAAGGAATCTAAAAGCTCCGTCGGAATTTTTTCCTCACCTGTATTTAGTTTTGATACAGATGAGTATATGTCATCAACTAGCGTTGATAGATTTTTTTCTGTAGAGTTGCTCATAGAAGTCTCCAACTTGTTTAATTTGATAAGGAGTAGCTTGGTTTCTTATTGAATTAGCCATCATAGATACAATCATTACATTATCTGGTTCATACCCTCTGTTCTTATCAATTCTTTCAAGACTCGGAGAGTCACCCCAGTTTTCTCTTCCAACTTTAAAAGCCGTGCCAAGAATAGGACACTTTGTTCCAATCTTAATATCATCTACGGTCAAATCAAAAAACACATTCTTTCGCCTAGCTTTATCTTTTGCCTTGCTTAGCATTTTTAATTTGTAATCTCTACTTTGTGGCTTTGTCTCAATGCGGTGGTACCTTTCCCTTCTTTTACGCTTTTGTAAATTATCCAAATAAAGAATAGTATTTTCTTGTTTCATTGTTGAGCCTCCTGTTTTAAGGTGTCTTGAAATGCTTTAATTACATCACTTGAAAATAGTTTTTGTAAGTTGACCAGGAACATTCGACTCGCGTTGTTATCTCCACCCGAGACAGTTCTAAAAGTATCAAGGTCATTTACAATCTTCTTAAGCATCTTAGTATCAAAAACCAGAGTACAAAATTCTACGTCACCAACACAAAGATTATGAAACCAGTAGTCTGCTTCAGTGGCTTTGATACCTGAAGGTTGGC